ATCGATAAAATAAGCTGGTTTTGTCGGATCTATTGGTGTGATAGTTTCGGTTTCTGTTTCGGTATTAATAGAATCATTTTCGACAATCGAAGTTTCTTTTTTAACATTACTTTCGATTTCCTTATTTTCCAAAACAATCTCTTTTTTTTCAGCTATTAAGGATTCTTTTGTGGTTGATTTTTCAGTTTTTCTTGCTCCACATGAACACAGAATAGATATTAATAAAATCAAAAATAAGTTTTTCATATGCCTAGTTTTTTCTTCCATTTATTTGTAAATTCTTTCCTGTGAGCATATCCGATTGCATCTCCTGCTTTTGGCGTATGATGTCCGATATTAATCATGTCACTCACGCCGTCGCAGTCGTCTTTATCCGCATATGCGTTAAGCCCCGCAGCTTTCCAATAATGGAGCGCAGCAATTAAAGAGTTTCCTTCAGTCAGGATTAGATCGGGATTTCCAACAAAATCGATACCAGTTTCTTTTTTTAATATTTCATACTGGCTTTTCCCGGTAGTTCCTATAAAACCTCCAGATCTATAACGCCAGCCATCTCCAGAAGCCTCATCACCATTACCCATTCTGTTAGCGTAGATTCTATTTGCGATAGCCTGCTGGTTATGTGCGTATTTATTGCAAAGTTCGATAGTAGGAAAATACTTTTTAAATAAAGTACCTAAAACCTCAGGGCGATAATTCTCATTCTCTCTAACAAGTTTAAAACCGCTCTCATTTTCACATTGCCCCATAAAATGGGCTTTTCTAAGTGGCGTATTTACACCCCATGTGTCGAAAAGAGTTTTATATTTTTCGTATAGCTCCATAACTATTGTGCGGGTGTAGTTTCTCCCTGCATGAGTTTCTTGATTAAGTAAGCTGCGCCTCCGGCAATAGCCAAATGTCCTAAATTTTGCCAGTCTAAGTCAATGCTTCCGCTTTCAAATACTTTTAATACGACGCCAATGACTGGCGTGCCTATTGCCATGGCTAATCCGTGCAGGGCGTCTTTCCAATTTAGTTTCAAAAATTCTGATTCTTTCATAAATTAATTTTTAAGGTTATTGATATTCTCTTTGATACATTTCAATTCAGCTACAAAAGATTTTATAGCTTCTAAAGTACTTCTGTTGCCCAGTTTTACCCAGTTTCTATCTATAGATTTCGCCTCTTTAAATACCCACATACAGGTAAAGAGTTTAGATAAGAAAAGATTAATCCCGAAAAGCTCGTTTTCTAAAATATAGGCATCGAAAAGAAAGCAAAGCAGTATGGTCGATATGTAAAAGGTTAATTTTTTGAAGATTTTAAGGAACTTTTCAAACTCAAATTCTTCATTTAAAGCCACGTAAAAAACTAAATATACTGCTAAAGACGAATCCACCATTACACAGGCAGAGATTAGATAGATCAAGCCTTTAACCGGAGCTATAAATGTTAGAAATGAGAGAAGATAAGCAGAGAAAGACTTCATTTAACGTATTTTAAGTAAAAGGATAAAACATATTTAATAAAAAGCCCAAATAAACCACCAGCATAGAACGTATATACAATAATATCAAAGTGTTCTGGGTTATATCCTGAATATATCAAACAAAAAGTAGTTATCTGGTCTAGGAAATAAGCATATACAATTGTTTTAGTACACAAACAGGCGCTAAATCGTAAAATACGAAATACAAAGAAGATAGAAATCGTAAGAGTCGATAGGCTAGATAGCAAAGGGGCATAATAAAAAGCATATTGATTCAAAACTGAATATTCTACTGTATCAAATCGCGATTGTAGAAAGAAGCTAGTTAATTCTAAAGCAGTTAAGATAAAAATAGTCGAGAGCATACCTAAATCAAAGAGATCTTTTAGATTGAATTTATTATCTGCCATTCGACTCTATTTTTTTATCGTTTGATTCGGAGGTTTGATCTCGGAAAAAGGAGAAGAACCTAAAGGTTTTCTTTCAGTAGTAATATTTTTGCCGCTCGGTGCCGGCTGAGTTATCTTATTAAAAGCCATTTGTTAAAAATTATTTAGATTGATTATTGATAACAAAAATAGTTAAAAAAGAATAACCCGCTCGATAAAAAGCGGGTTATTCGGGTTAAACTGAGTAAGTGTCAGGTTCTATGCCTTTTGCACGAAAATAGTCTTCCATTTTCTTATAAGCTAAAACCATATATTTCTCATGTTCTTTTCCCTTTTTGTCTTTTTTAAGAGCGTGCTGTGCGCATTCAACCTCTTTATGAATGTCTTTTATGACCGTCATCTCGGCAAAGTCCTGCGGGTGCTTCTGAAAATATGTTGTAAAATCCATAGTATTTTATTTTAATTGATTTGATAATCCTTCAATTTGTTTTGCCATTGATGCAATAACGTTTTGATTTTCTAAAGATTGTTTTGCCATTGTTTCCATCATACTTTTCAATTCAGAAACTTCTTTTGAAGGATCTGGATGTTTTGTATTATGCCACATTAAAAACTTATTTTTCAAATCTGCCTGAGCCTCTTTACCTTCATCTGTTGCAAGAAACATTTGATAAGCTTGAACCTGTTGTTCTTCTTCAATTTGCTGAGGTGTTTTTTGAGGTTGTGGATTTAATAAATGCTGATATTTACTTAGGATTTGTTGAGTATATGGATCCATCTTGGCTTTTACTTTAGATTTAATTTTAGAAAAATAACGCCTAAACGAATTAGGCTTAGGCGTTAGGTCCGCAATTACTTTATGTTAGTAGCGGCAGTTGATTGTGTTCCTGATGCAACCATGGTTCCTAGGTTAATGATACCTTGTTTAGTAACATTTGTTTGTTCAAACAAAGCGTTAAATAAACGAGAGTTTTCATCTCTTTGAGTTTGAATAGCGGTCAACACATTAGTGTTGTTGTTCGTGTTGATGATAGTTGTTTTTTCATCATCATGTCTACGTCTTTCCTCCACAGAAGCGATTTCCAAAGCGAAAATTCTATCTCTTAGATTTTGTTCGTTGTCAGAGCTGATTTTAGCTAAAATAGCCGCTGTGTTTGTTCCCGCTTCACGAGAAGCTGCAACTGCAAAAGCGGTAGCCTGCGTACTAAGTTCATTTGTGTTGCGTTCAGCTTGGATAGCTGCTGCATAATTGCCATCTTTAACGGCATCATTTACAGCAAATAATCCCGCGTTAATTCCACGAAATTCGCCTACGCTCATGTCTTTATGGCGTCCTAATTCAGCTAGAATATTTGTAGAATTTTGAAGTTCTACAACTTTTGCAGCGATTCCAGAAGCATCCAAATCAGGAGAACCACCATCTCCACCGAACAAACCGCCTCTATTACGTCCTAGTAAAGAAGCAAGGATAATTCCTTCTAAAATACCACCGCCTCCGAAGCCACCTAATCCAAGACCACCAGCTCCGCCTAATACTTCGTTTCCACCTGTTGAAATCATAATATCTAATTTTTATTGGTTAATTAATAACCTCAAAATTAGATAGGAGATTTAATTAAAGTGTTGCTCTATGCGACAATGACCTGCAAGAGTTAAAGCAGTAGTAACCAAACTAGCTAAAGTAACCCCCAAAGCCCTTGCGAGCTTTGAGAGAGTTGCTAATTTTGGATTTTCGACCTCCATATTTTCAAGCCGTGAAATAGTGGTATTTTCAACTTCTGCCAGAGCGGCTAAATGCGATTGAGATAATCCCTGCTCAAATCTGTTTTTACGTAGATTCTTAGAAATATCGGCTATTGCGTTTAAATGCATGGTATTGTTTTTCATAATCAATTAAAATGTAGATAAAGCAGTACGCTGCCATGTATTTGTAGCCACACATACATAAATAAAGCCGTTAACAAATCTTATTTCTCCTAAAGTTCCTGTACTAGAACTTGTAGCCGGAGCGGAATTTAATGCCGAAAGATTAAACTGGGTTGCAACTACTGAACCTCCTACCTGCACTCTATTAATGTTATCATCTGTAAAAGTTCCACCGTTTTGAAGTATAAGGTTTCCTGTTGTTGGTGAAAATTGGCCTTTCTTTGAGTTTCCTAGCCTTATTTCTATAGCCCCGCTTACAAGGGGAGCGTTTAAGTAGCATGTAGAGGCACTCGCAGCAAAAAAGTAATTATTAGCAGAGGGTGATGCAACTGAATAAAGCAAGGAATTCCCAGGTACGCCCCCATCATTAATTGTGAAATTCGAAGTATTCCAGGTAGCTTTTAATACATTATTCTTAACCCCTGTAAAAGCACCATTTGTAAAAGTTGGGCTTAAATCCAAACAAGTTAAATCGTCATTATTTGCAGCGGCAGTTAACGTATTTGTAAAAGAGTTGCCTTTCGCACTTGCGGAAACTGCCGTAAGTGCGCCATTTGAGCGTAAAGTTCCTGCGGTAATTTTACCGTTACCATCAACTAATAAAGTATTAGCCCCCGAACCGTTCTGCCCAACTAAAATATTATCTGTATCAGTAGCAGAACCGCGTTTAAGTGCAAGAGCCCCAAGTGCTGTGGTAGTAATTAATTGTGGAGAGGTTGAGTTACCATAAACACTCTGTATTGTTTCGGCGCCAACATTTACTTTACTATTAATTTGATTCTGTAGCTTACCTAAAGCGCCCAAAATACTATCTGTCGCAAGAATAGTCCCCCCGATAGCGGTAGATAACCCCGTAAGCAGGGTAGATAACCCTCTAAGCGCGGTATAATATAGATTTGATGAGCCTTCGGTAACTTGATCTGAGGTATAGTCTCCTGATTGAGCCGTTACGTTACCCGTTCTACCGAATACCGAAGATACAGCATCAGTATTGTCAACCTTACCCCAGTTAGCTCCATCTGATATTATCCAGTCTCCTGTATTTAATTTAAGTCCGAAGCGAATAGTTTCGTTTGCCCCAGTACAAATATAATAATGCCCCTTAGTCTCTGCTGTAGTTAAGGCAGGAGAATTAGCAACTTGATCCCAAAGCCCTTGATATTGAACATTCCCTAAAACGGCGTCATTCATATTTGCTAGAGGAACTTTTGCGTTACCATCTAATCCAGCATAACCATTTACCGCCCCTTTATTAGAGGTAGATTCCTTAGCGTTCCAGATTCCTTTCTCCGTATCTGTTGCAAATCTATGCGCAGCATCTTGCGTAATATTCGAAGGGTTTGTGGTATCCGTATTTGGCACATTGCCTAAACCTACCTGAGCTTTAGTTACCGAATGAGGGTTATTTATAGCAGTTAAATGGCTTAATAAAGTGGTACCGTTTGTAGTTACCCAATCATAGGCAGTCTTGAAAAAAGACCAATCTGTAGAAAGCAAATAACCATCATTAGAAGCAGAAGCTGCGCCTAAAGTAGATTCTATTTCTGCTTTTGTCATTGTCCCTCCGCCGCCAGTACTTTCCGACACAACTATGGTGTAATTTACAATTTCAGTTTCATTTGTTATTGTTATACTATCAGGAGTAGGGTTTACTGGCTGGTGCTTAGTAATAATCCAAGTACCTGAAAGTATCCCCGAAGTATTATCTCCAATAGTCACGAAAATATCGAAAGTATAAGTCCCTTCTTTTGCTAAAATAAGAGCGGGATTAATTATGAAAACTCCCGTAGCAGGATCCGGAATAATAATAGTACTATCTGCTGTTTTAAAACTGAAATTCTCTGAACCATTGAAAATTTTAAAAGCCGCCACTATTGAGGCGCCTGTTAAATTCACAGGCACATCTACCCCAGCATCATTTTTAATTAAGTATGTTACACTCATACCTGCCCAAGTTGTCTTACTTTGGTGGTCTTGTATTATGTTAGCCATATTGTAGTATTAAGAAGTGAAATATTGAACTGTTACCGAAGCCCATATGCAGTTAATTGAACTTTGAGCTATAAAAATCTCGTATCCAGTAGCCGCGGCATTTACTCTCAAAGCAGAAAAAGGACTGATAAGGGAAGCTGAATTTCCAGCGGAGAGTAAATGCCCAGAAGCGGGGTAAAGGATGTTACTCGCTCCGAATCTTCCGGTAGGAGATACAGGGGCAGGGCAATCAGCAGGCAGTGTTAAGGACACTAGAGTCGTATTGCTTGAAGCTACGGCATAAGCTAGATCTATTGTCAAAGTGACTAAATTACCTATCTGCGCCCAGTTATAAGAGTGGGCAGTACTTCCAGAAGCAGCAGTCGAACCCGTCCAAGTTACCGTACCCGAATATGTTTGTATGCTTTTTGCTGTATAGACCGCATTCGTAGCGTTCGCAGTTCCGTTCGTGTTATTAACCGGGAAAGAATAAGCTGGACGAGAGATGGTAAGATAGGTAGAAGCAATTGCATTTAATTGGTTTTGTATCTTCCCAAAAGCAGCCAAAACGGTATCTGTCGCTATTACCGCGCCCCCCGTTACTGTCGAGAACCCGGTTAATGCCGTAGCTAAAACCCTAGCGACTGTGAAATATAGATTTGTTACTTCGGTTACTTGTGAAGTATTATAATCTCCCGAGGTCGCTGCAACTGCACCAGATCTGCCGAACACGGTAGTCACATTATCTGCCCCAGAGTGAGATTTCTCCCAAGTTGAGCCATTATATACGGCATAATCCCCTACAACAAAATTGAGAGAGTTAACCCCTGCACCCGCTACCGAAGCTTTCCAAACATCGCCTGTATTTCCTGTACCATCGACAAGAGTAGGTGTATTAGTTGAAGCATTATAAAGCCCCTGATACTCCATAATAGAATTAGGGAGTTGTGACACTGGAACTTTACCCCCGCTATCTAATCCGGCATATCCGTTAGCTGCGCCTTTACGAGAAGTTAACTCCGTGCCAGCTATACTTGTATAGTTATCGGTAAAATTTTTATTGATATTATCGAAAGCTGTTCTTAACGGGTCTCCTGTGCCGTCATTGGCTATGGCCCCTATGTTTATTGTTCTTTGTGCCATTATATAGAAGCATTAAGCCACGGAAAAGCGGCATTTGGTTGTGGTGTGTCCGAAGTAATTAAATATTCGGGTATGTTTATCGTTTTCATGTAGGCGACAAAAGAAGTTTCTACATTTGTAGCAAGTTGTTTAAACCTGCTTTCTAATCCGTCTATATCTGCTCGCGCAATAGGTGTAGTTTTATCTGGTGCGCTTATGAAAAGCCCTTCTTGACTGATTTTATAGCCTCCAAAGGTGCAATATATTGCACAAGCTAAATAAGAAAGCATATCAATTATATAAGTTTCGTGTATATATAGATATTGCCCAGTTAAAGATCCAGTATTATAGTCTGTCATTAACTTATTATACAAAGGATCGCCTAGAATACGCCTAATTTCAGTAGTTTGAGCTGCATAAATATGCGGCTTTAAATTATCTACATCGATATTCCCGTCGAAATTAGTTAAATTCGGGATATCGCTCGGACTGATTAATAGAGTTACCATTTTATAGAGTTTAAAAAGGTTTTGAATTTATCTAAACGTTTGCTTTCTTCCTTCTCGTCGTCCATTTTTACAGGCGTAGTAGCAGTTGTATTATTGATCAAAGTATTATCTTCTTTAAAATCATCAAAATCTAAGATAATAGAAGGGTTAATAACGGAGAAAATCTCAGCTAAACCGTCCAAAATTACCTCGCGCATAGGATTAATAACCCCTGAATAAAGAGATTTAGTAGCTACGGCTATTTCGTCTGCATTAGAACTGAAACCCGAAGTACCCGGACGGGCAAAAAGAATAGATAGCGCTTGGTGTGAAGCCATTAATTTAATTTCAGCAGTCTCGTCATAAGATACAAATTGCTCATTTCTGCCTCTCGGCTCTATTGTATCGACTATCAAAGCTTGTTCTGGGCTTTCGTTTATAGAGACTATTACTCCGCCCGCATTATCCACTCCGGTAAAGGACTTTTTAACCTGTAAACGGCTGGCTTCTTTCACGTCTTCGTCTATTAAGGATCCGACATTCATATTAATAACTGTTTTCCCCGCAAAGCCGCTCTGCACATGGTTCAAAGCATCTACAAGTAAAGCCGCTTCTATCTGGGCAGACTTTAACCCACTAAAATAATCAGGAAAAGGAAAGAAAGGTTCAGAACTTGGTCGCTGCACTACTAATATTTCGATATGCGCGTCTTTATATGTCCCATCGAATTTAGGATAATGCACAGGTTTAAACTTACCTTGGTTAGTCCAATCAAAACAATACCAGTAGCCTGTAGTTTGTAAGTATGTTAAGCTCTCAGGTTCTAAATCTATGGCAAGACCTATTGTTTTAATAGGCAAATGGTAAATCTTCAAAGGTTTTCTGTCCGCTTCGTTTGAATCCCAAATAATTTGAACAGAATAAGCCCCATGCGTTTTATAATCCAGACAAAGAAGACGAAGATCTTTATTTGAAAGGTTTATACTCGGCGTGTATGCCCCGCTTTTATCCACCAATCCTGATCCTATAATATAGTTTGTGATCCTATTGATTATAAAGGAATTGGTAGGCGAATCGTCAAAAGCATCTTGATAGATTTTATAGTTTAAATTGTGATCTCCGTTGAGTGTCCATTTCTGCCCATAATTTGGCTGTGTTATACTCGGGGTATAACTTGAAAAATTAAAAACTTCTACTTGGCTCATTTGAATCTAGGTGTTTTTTGAGTTGAAGGCGAATAATTTTGAATATCTGAGCCAGAAGCCGTGATCAAAAGTTTACCTCTGTAAATAACGTAATTATTATTTAGATTGGTTATAAATAGTTCGTATTTATTCAAAGGTGAAATACTAGGGATTAGATCTACGGGGGTGCAAGTAACTAGATTATTCGTAGTAAATTCATTAACTATAAAAGCAAGTCCGGTGGTAAAAACATCTCCTTTAGCTTCATTTCTAATAGTTAACTGTAACATATCCATACCCGAAGGAACTTCTCTAGGCATAAATGAAAAACTTTGATTGGAAGAAAGTTCTATTGTTATCATAGGCAGTATTAAAAAACCCCTAATTAAAGGGGTTTAAATTATCCGATTGGCATGATAGCTGCCAAATAGTCCGTAATTCCGGTTCCTGTAATTTCAAAAGCAGTATTGCGTTCTTTTGATTGTACTGTAACCGTCCATCCTTGCGTATCAGAGCTATTAACTACAGTAGTTATATCTGCCCCATTTCCAGAGCCGAAAACAAATACTTTTCCGTTATAGTCTTCTATGAAAGTAAGCCACAAAGACCCGTTGAAAGCCATCATAGCGTTTCGAAGAGCGATGTCGTTACCCGGAATAAAAACAGTATTCACGCCAACGAACTCATTTGTACGAGTAGCTTCGTCAAAAGTTCCTGTATCATCAAATTTATTTCCTGTTGCTTTCACTTCAAATCTAGCAATAGAGGGAGGTGTTTTTAAATAAGCAGGTAAAGCGACTACTCCTGTTGTTGTATTTACAATTAAATTGCTACCGTCATATTTCGCGAACCCAATAGATTTAATACCTTTCATTGGTGCGCATCTGGAAATACTACGAGAGCCTGTTAAGGTTGTACACATATATTTTTAAGTTTTAAAAACCGCCCATTTCTGAGCGGTTTATTAATTATTATCCTCCGTAGTAAACTCCGAATTTTTGTTTTCCGATACAAGCTGAAAGCGTGTAGATAGAACGAACAAAAACTAAGTCAGCATTAGGAGCTACTTTGTCTACCTGAACTTTAGAAACATCATCTAGCAAGTCAGTATTCCAACTTACTCTTAAACGAGTTGAAGCATAAGCAGAAGATTTGAAACCTGTAGGAAAAGGAACAAAAAGCATTTCTACCCCATTATAGTAACATCTAGCCATAGCAGAAGTATCGCTAAAGTCAAAGTTTTTATTAGACGCCGCGCCCACTGAGTTATTGGCAGATCTAGCAAAAGCTCTCCATTCTTCCGGGCAATAGATAACAGCAGGATCAATTGTGTTAGCTAAATCCGCAGGGTTAATAGCTAAATAGATTTTGTTTACCTCTGCTGCGATATTAGCAGCGGTTATCGTAGTGTTTGCCACCTTAACGTAAGTACCTAAACCCGCTGCTTGCATCATAGCGTTATAGGCTACAGAAGATAGAACCCCATCTACGTCAGCAGGATCAGCAGTTAATCCAGCGTAAGCCGTTTGTGCTGCGGCGGTCATAGATCCTTGACCCGCTCCCGGAGTTAATCCAGCGATTGCCGTTTTTGTAGCGGCTGAAATACCTCCCCAAAATTTAATCTCTGCATCTCTAGCTATTTTAGGCGCCATGTTTACAAGGACTTTAGTAGCAAATTCATTACTCGTAACATTCCAAGCGCCAGTATCCATAGTTTCGTTGAAACGAGAAGTTCTCAAAGTTTCAGGCATAAAATCTTGATAGTATTCAATTTTCTTAGGAACAATAGTGTAATCGATTGTTCTGATCGCTCCGTTAGAAGTCAAAGGAACGCCACCTGTATATTTTTGACCTACTACATCAATCTCGCTTTCGGTCAAAATAGACCCCGCTTTGATGTCAGTGTTAAATGAAACTTTTCCATCTCCAATTGTGCTATTTTGAAGGAACACGTCCCCCAAAATAATAGCTACGTCTTTACCCGTTTTTAATACCGGGGTAGTATAAGTTAATGCCATTTATTTTTAATTTATTTGGTTAATTGTTAGATTGCTTTTATGTATAGGATTACATCCGCTACATAATTCACGGTTGCATTAGTAAGATACGTATTTGCTCCGGCTGTACTATTTGGATTCATGTTTGTATCCAAATTTGTCATGATAGCGAAAGCGGTTACTGTTGGTGTGGTCAAATAATCAGCAGTAATTATATCCGTTATCTGCTTATTTATACCTACTGTCGCGTTACTTAAAATATTCGCCATTGTAGTTGCTGCCGAAGCTACTGATACAGTAGATTGTGATACGCTTAAACGCAAAGAGCGCGTGTATTCATAATCGTTAAAAGTCGCAATTACTGGCGGAGTATATCCTACGGGCAATTTGCTCGCGTCTAATCCGTTTACTGTTCCTAAATTAGATATTGCCATCTGTTACAGGTGTTATGTCTTCCGACTGGTTCAAACTATCTTGGTAAACTTTAAGATCCTTTAAAAGCCATTCGATTTGATCAGCTTCTAAGTTTCCTTTTATATATTCTTCCACGGTCATCTCTTTTGGGATAGCCGCCAAGAAGTCTACGTAAGAAACTCCGGCATCATAAGGATTAATAAATTCGGGTTTAATTTTAGCCATCATTTTATTGGATTTGTTCTCTAATTTGTTTTTGGATTTGCTCTTTTACAGTCAAAGGTTTTCCGTTTTCTGCCGCCATGTGCGTAGGCACAATTTTAGCAGCCGCGGGAGTCTTAGTTTTCAAAGCCGTATTCTCAGCAGACATTTTAGTACTTGCTGCTTCGGCTTTAACAAGCTTTGCTTGCAAATCTGCATTTTCATTTTGAAGTTTTGTGATCTGAGCTTGCAAGTCTGTAGTGTCTGTGCTAGCGGTGTCTGTCGAAGCTGTTGCATCTTCTTCTGTTCCTGCGTCCTCTTCGGTCTCTTCCTCTGGGGTTTCGATAGAATCGATTAAACCATTTTCGTCTGTTTCATAATCAACTCCTGCGATTGTGAAAGTACCGCTCGGCATAGGCGCACCTTTTACGTCGGTAACTACGCTACCAAGCTCTAAAGTCTTGGCATAAATAGTAATATCTCCGCTCTGGTAAGCTGTGCCTAAATCGGCTGCCATTTTAATTTTGCCCATTTCCTCCGCAAAGAGGGCGCGGACTTGTTCTTCATTCATATTATACGAGGTATTAGTTATTAATTTTTTATCCAGGAAAGCTTCAATAGATAATCCTTTGAGTTTACCTGTTTTAATTTGAGTATCCCAAATATTTCTGTCTTCAATCTTTTGCCCTAGAACCCAGTCGCCTTTTTGAACTTGTAAGCCCATATGAGTAGCTTTATCCATGGCGGGATCGGCGACAATCCATGATTCAAAAGCAAAAACCCCATCTGTTTTAGCAGAATGGTCAAGTGTAGAGCCTAAATTGCTTCCATTTTTGAAGAAATTCTGTTGTAAATCACGGACAGTAGACTCAGAATAGAATACCATTGCGGGCTCTCCGTTGATATTACTGCGAGGAATCAACATATTTGGGCGCATTGCCACAGAATATATAACTTGTTGGTCTTCATCTTGGAAAAAATCAGGGGTAGTGTCGTCTGAAAAATACATTAACTCAGCTCTAACAGCTGGATTTGCTACGATGGAAACGCAATAAACCCCCGTTTCTCCTTTATTATATGTTAATTCATATCTTTTCATCGATCAAAAATAATGATTTTATTTAGACTAATTAAAAATAAGCTAATTAAATATGGTTTTTCTCAACTAAAGCCCTAACACTATTTTGCGCAAAGGTTATATCGCTTTCTGCTACGAAGACTTTTAGCGGTTGCTGGGCATTTATCCCTCCTGTCACTGTCTGTCCTATTTGGTTAGCCTGACTAGCTACGAAGCCTACGCTGGGTTGGCTAGATCTGCTCATAGTAGGCGCAGAAGGCGAACCACCTGAGCCTATTGCAGACAACGCTTTGGCGGTTGCTGCCACGGAAGAGGCTATTCCGAGCCCTGCACTAACATCATTAAGGATTGTTTCGGTTGCCGCTAAAGCTTCGCCCCCCGGAAGCAAGGCATATTTTAAATTCACTGCCGCATTAGCCGCCTGTGTATTGATAATAATTTTCGCTACCCCTACTGCATTCTCTGCTATGATCGCCCCAGATTGTAAAGCTTTACTTTTAGGTGCGAGGGATTGAATAAGTTGCGCCCCTTGTGTAATAATATTTAAAGTACTGTCTTGGACTGACTTTTTATGATTAAGCACTGCAGTATCCGTAGCTATTGTGAGCTTTGCAGCGGCTTCTTCGGCATCGGTCAGCCTTTTCAGGAAATCTTCTTTGTCTTTTACTTTTGCATCTTGGTCTCTTTTATCGGCTTTTACCTTTTGTTCAATTAAAGCCGTCTGCACTTCATCATCTTTCGCAGCCATGTCCTTCAAGTCCTTCTCTCTGTCTGCAATTCTTTTGGCCTTATCTTTCTCCTTCTGCGTTTGTGTTTTTTGGTCGGCTTTGTCTTGTATGTCTTGGTGTTTTTGATTTGAAGCGATTTGCGCATTTAAAGCAGTAAGAGTTTGGTCGTTTATAGCTTTATTTACATCATCATTAGCTTTAGTATAACTGTCTTTTGCTGCATCTCTGGCATCGGTTGCGCTTTTTATAATATCTTCATTACCAGAGCGCAAAGCTTTTGATAAGTTTTCTTGTGAATCAGTTAAATTCTTATAGGCATCGCGTGCGTTCTGTAGCGCCGTTGACGAAGCAAGTTGCTTTTGGCTCGCTATTATCTTCTGTATTTGTGCATCGCTCGCGCCTAGAGCTTTAGCCCTAGCGACCTCGATAGCATTAGCGCTTTCTGTTGTGCTTTTATTTTCTTCTATTGACGCTTCTAGTTTATCTGTAGCTAGTTTATTAGCATTGACTGCGTTTGTGGTCTTTTGTAGTTGAGCTTCACTTTTCTTGCTGTATTCTATCCAAGCGTAGGTTGCAACCCCTACCGCAGCTATAGCAGACGCCAGAAGAATGTAAGGGTTTTGTTTTGCAACAAGGTTTAATATTTTCTGTGCCGCCGTAGTTTCTTCGGTTACAACAAGTTCTGCCTGTCGGGCTGCGACTATTTTGGCAAAGGTATCGGTAACAATAGATTTGAATACTTTGAACTGATCGCCTAAATTCGAAAGATTACTTACTGCATCACTGAAAGCCATTGCCGCCTGTACTTTCAAAAGTTTCTCTTGCGTATCTTTTGATTGATCGCCGAAGAGAGCCATCCCGGCAGTAACTCCTTGCAGTCCGGTTCCTGCAATTTGGGTGGCAGCGCCAAGAGCTTTCATTTTCTGATCAGGATTGAAGCCTTTGGTTAAATCGCTTGCCGCTTGCATTTGGTCTTTCAACTCAGCGACCCCTTTAGCCGCATTTATGGCTTGCGTAGAGGTCTCACCATGGAGTTGGATAGCTTTTTGCAATTCCACATTAGCTTCTTTGATCTGCACTTTAAGAGTCTTATAGCCCGCATTTTGTTTCTCAGTCGCTTTGGCGGCTTCTTCGGTGCTAGTTGTCGTATCATCAATTGAAGCATTAAGATTATTAATGTCTCCCGCTACTTGTCCCGCATTCGTATTAAACTTTAAGGAAATTTGTTCCTCTTCTGAATTGTCTGCCATCTTAATAATTTAATAAGTTCATTTTTGAAGCTCCTGTAGTCATGTCTATACTCGCGTCAAGGATACTGTATTTTGTTTCGCCTATGATAATATCATTTTGAAGACGAAAGCCACTCGTAGGCTGATCTGTTGATGAAGTTCCTGTTAAAGGAATTGCTCTAGCAGGTAGTGTCATTGTAACCGCATTCGCCATAGAGGAGGTACTTAATAACCTTTGTATTTGCGCATCATAATAAAGTAAGTAAAGCGAGTTATTATACAAGTAAGTGAAATCATTTATAGGACTGAATGAAAGAGTATGTCCTTGTCCTTGTAAATCTACTGGCGAAGTTCTGATATACCCATCAAGTTCATTCGCAAGGCTTCGAGCATATACACTCAAAGGCTTATCCGATAAATCAACAAAACCATTATTATAAAACAAAGTAAGCTCCCCGAAGTTAGGTTTATAAATGCCGTTGGCGTCCGGTGGGTCTACGGTAAACCCATAAGCTGTATAAACTGTTCCCGAGCCGTTTAAAAGTTCTGGCTTTATAATAGAGAATTGTGTTTGTACCGTAAACTCGTTAGGATGCAAAGGCTTTACTACCGGGTATTTATTTTGTCCGTATTGAGTGCGGAGAGCATCAAAAGCATTTGAGGCTTCGAACACTTTCACATTCGAATAGTATTTAGATTCTACGTGTTGGAAGTTAAAGCAATTATACGGCGTCGGGATAGATCTCTCTATAGAGTCTATATTCACATAATCGGTATAATCATATGTTTGCTTAACAAAAGATTGATCTGTACCGACCGGAGCGGAGACTATATCGCTAGGGGTAAGCCAGTATAAAGAATCAGAAGAGACCATCTCTAAGTCTAAGTCTTTTCTGCCCGTAGGCAGTGCTGATATATTGAACATCTTAAAATAAGAAGTTAAAAAGTCAATTATCTTCATCGGAGGCAAAGACTTAAATAGATCAATACTGCCCCCGCCAACGGAAGTCATATTAGCATTGCTTAAACTTTCATTTTTATATTTCGCTCGTTCTACAGACCCAAAACCGAAATAAGTATAGTGGTGGTAATATTGCTGTCTTACGGCAATATCCATAGAGTCGTAAGTAAAGGACTGCTGCGGGGTAGCTCTTATCTTAAAAGAAATCGAAGGAGCATAAGAAGGCAAATAAGAAGGGTCGTCTTTAATGAAAATATCACATTCTAAATATTTATTTACCGAAGTCGCTTCTCCTGAATTATAGATCGCCCCCGTTGAAGGATTATAGACATCAAATTTAAAATCGCAATCCCCTATCGCATCAATTCTTATGACATTATGCAATTTTATATTTACCCAGAAGCCGCCGTCCCATCTATCTGGATAAAAAGAATTAGCTGTGTCTAGTGTCAATGTAATAAGATCGGTAGCAGGATTTGACGAAACGATATACCTAGGGAATGATGTTAAGCCATCTCCTCCGTCATCATTTTGAGAATCGTATTGTTCTGTTGCTGCTAAACTATTAATTAAATCAACCGTGCTAGCCGTTTGAATATTCATAGTTTCATTGTTGCACCATACAAAAAGACCTTGGAACTCACTACGTGATTCAATAGGGCTTATAACATTGAGTTTGTATTTAAGTTTTATAGCGTTCAGAATAGCCGCGAAACTTATTGCCGGACGAACCTCCCTAATATTTATTCCTGCTGCTGGATTAACATTTCTAGTATCATAATAAATGTTATTAAGCTTTCCAGAAGCTGGCTCTGGATCATAACACCATACTCGATTATTTGAAATAAGCGGTACAAAGTAAGATCCTGCTGTAATTGAATTACCGGAGGTAAAACCTTGCAAATTCATTAAATCATAAACTAAATTGGCATCGGTATAAGGCACAATCGCGGTAGTTAAGTTCTGGATAGTATCCTCTCCTACAATATCTTTCAAAGCTACCATACCCGAAGCGAAATCACAAGAATACTCAGTAGTCTCTAAATGCGTCAGCGATATAGCTGATACCGTTAGCTTACCTGATTGAAAAGGAATGCCTCCGATATATATTTTACAGTCGTATATATTTGATCCCGAAGTTCTGTAGATCTTAGTATCTCCGATAAAGCCTAAGGCAAGCTTATTCTTTTCGGTAGCTGGTATTTTGAAAGACTGAGTATATGGATTATATATCTTCGAAATATCATTGGTATCCTTTAGAACCATTTTAAGATTGATCGCTTCGCCTTCTTTCAGATCTAATAAAATATATCTTGGGAAGGGTGAAGTATCAGCTTTGTCTTGTATATATAGCTTTACCATTTATCGAACATTATTTATAAAGCTGTTAGTCTCGTCGAAGGTCAAATCGTATGATATTTTATTTTTATCGTTCAATTTTGATTTATGGATATATGAGGTATTCGTACAAATAACTGGGATCTGTTTAAAGTTAGAATAGAAGCCTAAACTACTTACTGTTACCGCAGTAGTATCAGCCGTAATAGTTGTATCATCTGCTGATGCCGTAGTAGTGTCTGCCGTCATTCCTACTTGTGCCGAAGTAATTACCGCCCCGGAGAACGCCACCAAATAAACTTTTGGGCTATAGATCAATTCTTGTATCTGGTAGATCATGCTCTCATCTAAAGCTCCGGTATTAATGGTATATGAAACCTTAGAAGCTTTCTGTCCTTGCATAACTGAATGCTTAATCGAATTATTGATATGTAAAGGATCTCGATAAGTTCGATTATATGAATTACCTGAAATAGTTTCGTTTGTTACAATTTTCCCGAAAGGAGTAAAGGTATCCCACAAGCCAAGTTTATTCAAATAGGCGATTAGATAAGGGCTTCCTGTTTGGCAGTCTGGATTATAAGGAACTATTGGAGTCTGCGCTATCATTCCTACCGTCGCCTTATTACCGCTATGTGAAGTAGCTGCTACGGTTGTCAATCTAAAATCACAATCATCGTAAAGAATATTTCGCGCCCATTTGCGCGCAGAGCCTTCGTCTTCATAAGTCGAATAAGGTAGACCTTTCTGCTCATAATTACCACGGAAGCCAAGAGTTGCGAAGTTTGTTCCGTATTGGACTATCCCGCCCCCAGAAGAAAGTCTAGTTACTATCTGCCAGTAAACCCCCTCGCCAGCAAGCGTTGCAGCTTTTACATTATTATAGTTCCATTGGGGATTAGACTCGTTTACATTGCTAGCCACAATGTAAGACCTGATTTGTTCGCTGATCTCGAAAGCAACATAGGTATCTGCTGCGGAAACTAAAGGAATTCCCCGATAAGATATTTGTGGGGTAGTTGGTAAGTCTGCAGTCTGATAACCTCTCCAAATGTATAAGTCTAAGTCTACAGGGGCGGAAGTAGTTATATCAATATGGATTGGGCTGCCTGCAAAATATATCTGTGATCTATCGGATATGTTCGTAAGAGTTGGCGTTGCTATTGGTGTCATTTATTTCTTTCTAAAAGGGGAGAGTAAATAGTCAGTAAGTTCTTTTTTTATATGTTCTACGCCCTCGGGCTTCATGTCGTCAATAGTAATTCTCAAAGCATTATACGGCGGCGAAGGATATGCTCCTTGTTTACTTTCACGCTTTGGCATCGGCACGTTGTTCGGAGTTATCCATTTACCATAAATATTTTGTGTAAAGTTCAACTGCGTATAGGGTTTAACAAAAAAGTTTATTGAAGGTTTTAAATTGTTCTCGTCTACCCTTGTAAGCTGCTTTGCTTCAAATCGTATCTGAGCACCAAGATAATTAAGTTGCCTTTTTATTATCGCGTCCACTTGTCTTTCCTGTAGAGTCCTTTGTTTCTTTGCCATTTTTAGCTAGTGCATTTAAGAATTTCTTAATATTCCTTGAAGCTCCTGTATGTGTCCCAATATTCGTGCTTCGTAGTATCTTACCCGATTTAGTTTTAAGTGTTCCGGTATAAGGTTGTCCATCTTCTCCGATTAAAATAACCTGCCATTGTATTTCACGAGGCATCATAGTTATTGCATTCTGAACTAAATCAGAATTGTCATTATACATCCCATAGAACATTTCCTTGAAAATGATATTTCCGCGACTTAGATAACGGTAGAGAGATCGATATAATCGCCCTGTATCATAATGCGCGGACTTTTTAGTCTTATCTATTACTTCTTGGGCGATTCGTAGCTTATCAGCATCGGTATATTCCACTAGATACAGTTGTTTTGTATAGTTAAATCTACTTCAAAAGTAACTCCATCTAAACTATTACGCTCTGCTCTGGATTTAATGCTGATCTTCGATATAGAAGCAATTCCAATATTGTCATCATTATTCAATCGTGAAATAGTATTAATGAAATCAACCGCGATAGAATGGCACTCGTTGATATTATCAATGTAATTAGTTCCCGCCATTAACTTAGTATTGTCAGATTCCTTCGAAATATTGCGTTGAGCATAAACTGAAATAGCTAGGGTTACTTCGACTAAAGGATCTAGTACTTCGCTTTCTAACAATTCAATAGATACCAAAGGATAAATATTCTCTTTGGCTTTATCGATAATCGAATCGTCAACAATCTCGATAGTATTTACTAAAGGATTAATGTCGAATGAATCGACAACGAATTTTAGCAAGGTGCTTATTTGATTTGCCATCTATTTTATATTCTCAATTGATTTTCTTTTCATTAAATATCCTGCGAAGTGTAAAAACTTATCAGTCTCCCAATCCAAAACCTGATCAGATTTAGTGAAGTCCCCTACACAGATTAAATCCAGCATCATCATATATCCCGTGTACTCTTCTGCAAATTCTCGCCTTAGCTCAGAGCCTTGCGTTTGCTCTCCGGGTAATCCATAGCTTTGAGGGTTATAAACATTCGGAAATCTCTCTTTCAAGGCTTCCGATTCCTTTCGATATTTCAAAAGTACCGCTTTTAGATCTTCTATGTAGAACGATTCTAAATTATTTTTATTTAGGTAAAGCTTAACAAAGGCTTCGAAGTTTTCATCTACTAAATAATTTTCTAAATCAATGAAATCCCCTACCCGGCATTTAGCTAGAGATGGAATAGTTTTGAAACGGAGTTTACCTTCGCGAAGTAACGCAGCTTCTATCTCTTGCATATTGGCTTTGCGCCCAAATATGCCTTGCACGTCCTGTTCTGTTAGATCCGTGCCAAATGCTTTTAAAGCTTCATATTGTGCTAAATTTATCCTACGCATATTGTTCTGGATTTACCTCCATTAATGAAGGCTGAGTATTCTTTTCTAAACATCGTGCAGCAAATATAACGCAAAGTATCTGATGCGTGTCCGAACTCTTGATAGCTGGCGCCCGTTTCTTTATTCTTAATTACTTTCTTATCCATGCCCCCGTCTTCATTCTCTTGCGCATATTGGTAGTCATAGATAGAGCCTGCGCAATTCTTACCTATTGCTAACTGTCCTTCTGCAAACATATTATTAACAAATAGCTTCGACATTACTACACTCGGATTCTTTACTTCTATTTTGAACTGGGGACGGTAAACGGCTAAATATCCAGCTATCAATGAATAAAAGTTTGCACCCTTCTCAAGCTTTACGTCTTTCTTATTTGAGGTAGCATCGCCATAAACGAACAACCCGGAACGGTGTGCCAAATATCGCTCTGAGAATACTTGGCAAGTATGTTTTAAAGTATTCTTTGGATCTGGTAACATGATCTCGTCTATCTGTGTTAGTACATCATTATGAAGCTGCCATACATTGCAAGTTAAATAAGGCTGTACGTTTTCATCAAAGGTTAAGTGCAAAGGTAATTCTGGGCGATAAGCGGTATTAAGTGTATTGCGGTTAACATCGAAGTCTTTAAAGAATTCGCCACCTGTGCGGAGTTTACCCCAATTACCCATGGCGTAGATTTGATAGTATGCATTGTCGCTTATTCTATCCTTCTCGAAGTCGTCAATCGTATGCTGATCAACAAACTTTCCCCCGACTATAAACTCGTTATCAAGATAGCAGGTTTTCAAAATAACCATATTGCCTGTAGCGTTTATTTGCTTTTGTTGTATAGTGGTCGGTAATTCCTTGAAGATTTCTTTGTCGAATATTTCTTTTTTAATAAAAGAGTTTTCCGAAACTGGGTTAAATATCCCGATAATCTGCTGCCCAACTTTACCTCTTAAACGTTTTCTAACTTGTTTGAAGTCTGCTAATTCAAATTGATTAAGCTCTTCCATACAGATTTTTTTAAAGCCCGTAAGCCCTTTGATCTTCTCTGAGTCATCTAAGCCTTTGAATACCGTATAGCTTCCGGTTATTTTGCATTTGATAAAGTTCTGCTGGATTATGAAGTAATCACTCAGCTCCCAATCTGAAATTATCTGTTTGAAATCGGCGAAAATTGAATCTTTTATATCTACCGAGTATTTACGAAAGATCAGAGTGTTATTAGCGTTGCCTTGAAGCATATACAAAATATCCCATTGGACAAAAGAATACGTCTTAGACGAAGAAGAACCTCCGTAAATAAACAAAAACCTTACAGAATTATCCTGTAAGGTTTTATCTATTTCGAAGTAGATTTTAGTAAAAAAGTCTTCGTCTATTTCTAACTCCATTTAAATTATAATAGATTATTAGTTTTATTACTTGATTCGCGTAAGCCATTCATATAATAGGCTATTAACTTTTGTGATCGCGTATATTGCTACAGATGCGGGCATCAGACAAGCGTTCGTACATACTTAGATCTCGTAGTTTATATTTCTGGCGCAATTTGTTTATTGTTTTTTCGCAAGTCTCTAAGACATCCGACATCGTAGCCGATTGTAGGGATACATCTAGGCGAAGGACTTTAAAATTAAAAAGGCTATGAAAATAAATAATTTTAACTTTCACGATGTCAGTATTTAGATTTAGTCTAAATAAGATAATTGCATTTTTATAAATCCTCATTGTTCTTCTTGAATTTGATTTTAATTACTTGGTTCACACTCTCTCCGTTTGTAGTTGTATCGGTCTTATCTACCAACCCATTCAGTCGTTGAGTTATGCTTGGATTATAGAATCCTAATAGACCACCTATGATCTGATTTTCTCTGATTTCCTCCTTTATCGCGCGGCAGATACTAATAAAGTCAACATAACAATTATCTTGATTCATAAAGTATTGTTCTACTTCACCGTAGTTATTTCTACAAAATCTTTTAAATCCCTCAAATGTCAT